AATGTATTAGCTCCTACTATGGGTAATGGCATTTCTTTTACTATAGATAATTGAGGATTCATCATGGACGCCATCCTCTACCTATATTCACATCTCCCCAATTTAATCCAGTTGCTTTTTGTAAAGTTGAAATCTTTGTCGTAGATAAATCAATAGGGCTTATATCAACAATTTCATCTTCATATTCATCTAATTTCTTTTGTGCTTGCGGAGGCATGCTAATGGTGTAATCAGCACACATATATTCTGCTAAAGCATAACGCAAATATTCAATATAAAATGCGTCTAACATTGTAGAAAGGTCTGTAGTAAGCGTTACAGAAGATAAAGAAAATTTTCCAAATATCTTTATGGGATAAGTATCAGCAGGAAAGAAATAAAGATAAAAGGTAGAACCTCCAAGTGTTCTTTCTAAATGCCAGTTAAAAGGCAATGCATCAATATTGTCTATACGGGGTGCGCCAAAATAGATTTTTCTATTTTGTTGCAACATAGAATAGCGAACTGTTTGTATATTGAAAGTTATAGATTCAATGCTAATCAAATTAGGTATGAAATAACTTTCTTGTCCTACTATAGCGTTTAAAGTATAGAGTTGATAATAAGGAATCAACCGATTATTAGCTGTTTTGATAGCCAGCAACGCGTTTAATAAATCCAAGCCCTCAGTAATTTGGTCTCCGCTTACTTGTTCGAGTTCGCGGCTAACAATTCCTGAAAGATACCAGGCTTTGGTTATTAATAGCGTTGCTGGATATGCCATTCATAATTCTCTTAAATATTATCTAAGAATGAATAAACATAAAGACTTAAACTATCTGATCCAGAACTCAATTTATAATCAATTTCTGGCTTTCCAGAAGCTACGCCAGTGAACAAAATCACTTGTCCATCAAGAGCATGAGAAGCCGCTGGAGATGAAATAGTAGTTCCTACACTAGAAGTCGATCCTGTTGGCCTGAACAATGCTGCATCGCCCGCACTATTTGCTGTAAAGAAATAGTTCAAAGTAGTTTGAATTGCTGCAATAGGCAAGAATCCAGTAAAATCAATAGCAGCAAAAGTAGAAGTCTGAGTTCCAGCATTAAGAGCTTGCGGCAACGTATCATAAATATAGGTACGCTGACGCCCTGTACCAAATTGAGTCATCAACACAAAATGACTCATGCTATCAGTCACCCAAAATCCAATACGAATATAAATATCGTAGTATTGTGGCATTGTAGGAGTTGTGTAATTAGTAGACAACAAAGCAGCTGTAGGTGCTCTTGGATTTAATAAAGAACTTCCAATGAGATAAACAGCATAAAAAGTGCTTGCTGCAATAGTGCCTGTATCAAGTCCATTGGCACCATTAACTGCTGAGTTAATAGTAATTGTCGAACTCACAGTCATATTGTTATTTTGGAGAGCGTCCAAAGTATTACCTGTACCTACGGTCAAAGTAGTATTACTACCCCATGCGATCGGTAGTCCATATAACTGGACTGGAGGTGTTAATTGTTCATTGCTAGACATAGTGTTTTACCTCTTAGATTAAAGTGGGAATGCAATACGCATTGAGTAATCTGGAACCAAAGTCGATCCCCAAATCACGTCATTAACAAAGCCTTGTTGGTTTTGTCCAAATAAAGAACCATAATACATACGTAAAGAAACGCCTGTATCTGGATCAGAAGTTGACGAAGTAGGGAATGGAGGTTGATCAGGTAATCTTGGCATTGCTACATAAAGAGCATTACCACTTACAATGAATCCGCATCTATGATTAGGTAAGGCTTTAACTTGCATACCAGCCACTAAGGGATAATTAAGATTTTGATTAGCGGTAGGTGCCCATACTAAAGCATTAGCTGGATTGAGATTAATAGTAACATTACCACCACTTGTTGCAGTTACTTGGCTGATACTACGGAATTGCACAGGCTGTGCAGATGGAGTATGACCGATGTAAGTCAGGAATCTGAGATTATTTTGACCACTAACACCATCCTGGAATTGTAGTAAGTCACCAGCAGCAATAGCATTAGTATCATTGGCAGTAGCACCGCTGAATGTCAGAGAAGTAACATTGGCTCCAGTAGGATCATTAACGCTTACCAAGGTTAGAACGGTGCCATTATTTCCAACGTTTCCAGCCATTTGAACTGGAAGCAAGTTAGACTGATAATATTCAACAGGAGGAGTACCAAATCTCCCAACTTCCCAAGACATAGCAATTTCATTGTTTCGATCTTGAGCAAATTGATTTAATCCTGTACCTACGATAGCCGGTATTGCAATATCGGGCAGATAAACTTTAATACCTGTATTAACAGAACCAAAGTTCTTAAAATTGGCAATCATTTGAGCCAATTGTTGGTAACTATTGATAGCTGTTACACCATCACCATAAAAACGATATGGACCAGAATCAGTTACCAATTGACCGGTTAATTGATTCATCACACTGCTATTAGCATTGCGAAGAATGTCTATTTCTACTTGGGTCGCTAATTCTTGCATAGCAGCCTTACCAAATTTCTCCATATATTCTTCAACATTGAATATAAATTGTTCAGCGCTGAATGCGTATGAAGTATTGGCAGACTGGCTGGCAGTAAGGGTTTGGACTAACTGAGTAGAAGGTTGGAAAGTTGCAATTAAAGAAGCGGCGGTCGTATAGCGCGGTGGACGATCAAATGTCACGCTAGAACCTAAGTTTGCTTCTAAATCATTAAAGTTTTTAAATTTTGTATTTGCCGTTGCTATTCCGCAGCATAAGTTTTGCAGGAAGGCAAGGTCGGATTCTTGGTATGTTTGTACCTGTTGTAACGTATTATTCGGTAATGCCATTTTAGCCTCTTTAACTGTTTGTTAGAGGCGCTTAATGGCTTTAGAATTACGCTTTTAGATAAGATTGTTTTCTCAAATCAGAAATCGTTTTTTTGCCATTGTCAGCGCCAACGGTTGAGGGCTTTATCTGACTTAATGGATTATTAACGACTGGCTTATTCTTTAAAGCTTCCTGATTTGATTTAAGAGCATTAGAAATCTTTTGCATTTCGGCATAAGCCACTTGTGGGCTCACTGTCCTTGCCATTACCGCTATAGTGGTCATGACTGCAGGATTATTACCAAAGTGATACATAATATCAGAGGTATTTTCAAAAGAATTTGCAAGCTGCGCTATATCAGGATTATTGTCCAATCGAAGCGGAGCTACTTTTTCTTCAAAATCCGAATAATCCGCTTTACCTTTAGCCATTTTAGAAACAAACTGGTTATAAAACTGCTGACCAGATCTTTCATTCTCTTTTTGTTGAATGCTTTCCTGAACACGTTTATCAATCAACTCGTTAATTTTATCTGGCGTTAACTGAGAAATTCCTCCTAACGATGAACTAGCATTTTGATTTTGCTGCGCAGCATCATTCTGAGATTCTTTCTTTTTTTCCAGTTCTGCAAGCGCTGTTTCGTATCCTTTTTGATAAGCCTTTTGTTTCTTATCTCCAACAATTCCATTAACTTCTTCTTCTGAATAAGTTCTTGGGACTTTTGGCGCGGGAGCAGCAGTTACAGATGATTCGTTTTGCGTAATATTTTGATTTTGAGAAACAGTATTATTCGCTAATACATTGTCGGTCATTTAAACCCCTTGATTTGACTATTAACCCCGTCACGGCGGCAACCTTCTGACGCGAAGCAGCGGCTATTTTGGACCTGATAGCACAGCAAAAACCGATTAAACGTGATCGCCACGGTAAATTGAAATATATTTCCTTAAAATCTCACCAGTATTTCTACTGGTGAGATAATCAGAAAGGGAGTATAAGACAAGATACGCTTACATATTTATCAGACATGCAAAATCAATGCTATTAAAATTTATGCAGGTTTTTGCAGGTTATTTTTTCTTTTTACGCATTTTCTTTAAAGTTTCAGCAAAACGCGCGCGCTGTCCTATCTTTCCACCTTTTTTTGCAGCGGCCCGTATTTTAGATTCTGGTATTTTTTTACCTTGTGGAACTCCCAGGTCTCTATGCAATTGTCCTGGTTTTTTGATTGCTTTCTGAATGAATTTTTTAGCCATTTATTTTATCCTCTATTAGTTTAATAACTTTTTTCAAATCTTCGTAAGCTTCTTCAATGGTATTTCCTCTACCCACTGGATAAGCTTTATATCCTCCATTTTTCCAGAAATGCATACATTCCGGATCTTCTCCTATAGGTTCGGAAGGAAATTCATTAAAAAATACATTCCACGCAGTATATTTTGCCCCAGAATATGCGCCGCCATATCTATCTCTGATTATAATTAAAGGCATTATTTCATCGTCATTTTTTATCATTTTTTCTTGTTCCGTAGGAAATTTAATTATTTTTGCTTTAAAATTATGTATATCGTCTGCCGCTTTCTTTCCCATATTTTTTTATATTTGCTTTTTCTCTTTCTTTCAATTGCCTTAATAGACTTTTATAAGCCAATATCGGAGTACTTCCTTTACCTATAGGATATTCTTCACACAAATAAGTTGTCCAAAATGTGTAATTTTCTGGTTCAGTTCCAATAATAAACCTATGTAAATCGTCATGATATGACTCTATTGCTAGGTATTTAGCATTAGAATATTTTCCGTCCCATTTGTCATTTATAATAGTTAATGGCCATACCTGTATACTCACTCTTTCTCCTTATTCTGTCTAGAATTAGTAATATTTTGTCTCATTTCCAGTTCTCTCATTGTATGATCATGCAACATATCATTGTGTTGTAAATGTAATTCAGCAGCTTTAGAAAACTCTTCTGCATCTGCTTTCTTAACTTGTACTGCCATTTCCTTATTGGCATTGTGAAGTTTACCCATAACATCTAAACGATCTGTATTAGCATCTTGCTGCTTGATGGCTAATTCTTGCGCTTTCAATTGGCTTTCTTGCGCCTGCTGCTGTGCCTGTAATTGCATTGCTTGTTGCTTAAGCTGTAGTTCCATAATCTGCGGAGGAGGCATATTAGCAGCCTGTTGTTTTTGCTGTGCCATCTTCTGCATAAATACCTTAGCCTTAACTTTTAGCTCATCAGAATCTTTACATTCTAAATTGTTAATCAATATTTCCAATCCATCTTCGTTCATAAATTGAGCAAATAGCGGAGAAGCCTGCATCAAAGTAGTAATTTGCTGCATAGCTTTTGTTTTTTGAATAGCAAAATTAACTCCAGCACTAACTCTAATATTCAAATCGGACGCTTTATAATCAAACTTAATACCATTGGGAGTATTGATTTCTTGGGTACGAGTATTTCCCTGACTATCTCTCAAAGTTATAGACTGTTCTCCTTTCATATATTTTGGATAGAGATCCACTGCATTGCGTAGTAAACTATTTAGCCCTCTTAGAAATCCAACGATATATGGCATCGCAGTCGCATTTGATTGAGTAGCACCTTCCTGTATGGCAACTCCACTTAATTGCGTTTGCTGAATACCTAATTGAGCATCATAACTGCCCAATATAGCTTGCATGGATTGGTCTGCAATCATAAATGTATTGGTAATTTCCTGAGGAATCGGAGGTCTCACTACTTCTTCTGGGGGCGGTAAAGGCTTATTAACATCCATATTTTCGTAAGCATTGTAAATAATAATGTTAGGAATCTGATTATTAGTATAAGCACCTGAATATTCTTGCGGAATAGATTCTTTAGCAACCTTCCATTTATGTTGAACCATGTTCTCCAGTTCATTACCTAAATTTTGCATTGCATAATTTTTGAGCTTTTGAATTCCTTGAGCGTGATAAATATAAGGTCTGGTCATCAATTGAGAGGATCCTTTGCTATTGTCTTTTATAGTAATAGAATTACCATCAACAAATATTAGAGGAAAATAAGCATAATCTGTTTCTACTACTTCTATTATCTGAGTAGGAATAAAAGTATATCTCCAGATTTTATAAGTTTCTGTCATTCTGCTGTCAATGGGCTGAGGAGGAGGGGTAACTACCAAACCTTTCTGCATAGCAGCCTCCCATATTTTTAGATCTTTATTGTAGTCACTGGCCAACATGCTTTTTCCATGAGGTAATAGCAGAAGCTTCTGTCGCTTTTTCTTTTTCATATAAAACTGACACATCAAAAGAATATCTTCGTTATTATTTTGATATGCCCAATTGAACCCTTCTACATTTCTGATGAAAGATATTCTATTAATATCTATCTCTGGAAATTCATCTTTGAACTCATCTTTACTCTTAGGAAATAATTCAAAACAATATCTGCCATCACTTTTATCATGCAGTTGGGACAAAGGATCAAAACCACACATGGTGACATCATAAGGACGACCTATCTTGATGATTTGATTGAAACTTTCCTGATGTTCATATTCTGTCCAATCCTTCATTACGCTGAAACCGCCTGATAATAGATCGGTATATACGTCATATTCAAAAGAATTATTATTGGCTTCAAAAAGCAAAGCTCGCGTATAGTCTTCTACTGTCTTTATCAAACGCAGATCAATAGGCTTTCCTGGAGCTGCTGAAACCTCAATAGAAGGCTCTTGTTTGGAAAATTCTCCTCTTAATCTAGATATATAAGCTTCTTGAATATTACATTCAATCTGAGGCTTTTGAAGCATTTTTAGAACTTCAATGTCGTCAGAAGTTAAAGAAGTATCAAAAACGAACTTTCTAAATTTATGATAACGGTCATAATTAGGTTTCCAATATTCATATGCGCGCTCTACATCTTTTTTTAAACCTGGAAGATTATCTTGATCTATCCCATCAACTACTTGTACCATGCTTTTGTCCTCGCATTTTGTAACTTATTATGATGAGAAATTATATTTTTCATCACAGCCTGTGATGCTATCTTATCTTCTTCCTCTCTATAAATTACCCTGTCTATCAATGCTAATTTAATACCGTCTGCTATCGTATCGCAGATATCATCGTGAGCATGGGTTTCATTTGCTGTTATTTTGCGCATGTGTTCAATGACCATTTTAGTGTGTTTTGCTTCAAATGGAAGCGAAATTTGCTTGTTTGCTATTATTGGTTGTGCATGCAAAAATCGATAAGTCTTTCCTTTTATTCCTACTTGTCTATCATTTCTTTCTATTTCTATTATGCGCAAACCTTGTACATTTTTCATAATAGAACACAACGTAGAACCAGTAGATTTCTTTTCTATAGCTGCTATATGAGGTTTTTTGCCAGGAAAAGTCATGCATTTCATCCAAAATGCCATGAATTCAGCCTCTATATCTTTTGGCTCTATTCTTTCTTGTAAACAGTCAATAATATGCAATCCATACAATCCTATATCTATATTTTTGTGTACTAATTTATGCAGACCCAGAAATGTAAATACCGTGTAATCTGCATATTGTTGAATACTTTCAGCAGCATCTACAGTAATGAAAGTAGCTAACATCTCTGGATATTCATCTAATTGAACTAACCATTCTGGTTTATATATACCACCACCCGCCGGTTGCGGATCTTGTTGATATTGAGATGCAAACTCATAGGGCATTGTTTCCTGCATTTTAATTAGGGCAGCAACATCATGCATTGAGGGAAGCAATGCATTCTTAGCCGGATCTAGCGCCGGTAAACTAACAACTGTCCATTCGTGACCATCAAATCCTTTCTTAAGATTTGCCCATAGATCGTCCTCATGTAAACACTGACCAATCCCTATAATTGGCGTCAAGGGGCTATTTACACGACTTTGCAACGTATTTAGATACCACTCATTATCAGATGCCCGTATAGTGTCACTAGTCACTTCTGAAGGCTTATGGATATCATCAATAACAATAGCGCCTCCAATATTGTTTACTCCCTGTATACCGGCACCGCGACCTGTTATCGTGCCTCCGGCACCGACACCATAAACCGACCCTCCTCTGGTAGTCTCAAAGTTATCTTTAGCGCTGGTATCTGAAGAAAGTTCCACGCAGAACAATTTACGGTATTCGGGCATTGTAATTATTTGCCGCACCGTTTGTGTTTGTTTTTTAGCCAATGTGTGAGAATAAGAAGTATAAATGAAGTTGCTATCGGGATAGTGAGCCATTACCCATGCAATCCAATGAATAACTAATTCAGTCTTTCCGTAGCGCGGAGGGACATTGATTATTAGACGCTTAATCTTCCCTTTGAATACATCAGTTAAGGATCTGGCAATAGTGATATAGTGAGATTCTCGGCCTATAGGAGTAGATAACTGAAATTCTCTCCCTGTACGTAATTTATAAAAGACTTGCGTGAAGAAAAGGAAAGATTGAAGAAGTTTTTCTCGATATTCATTCAAAATTTTAACACTATTTTATATGTCTAACTTTATTTAATCTTTGATGTATTGTATTTTTCAACGGTGCCTAATACCTCATCCCAAAGAGAAACCGATGGAACAGCAAATGGTGTTTGATACACTACAGGTTTGTCATAATTAGCAGGATCTTCTAATCCTTCAGTAACATCAGGATATTCTAATTTTATATCTCTATTTTTCATTTAGTAACTCATACTTCTTTCTTTCATTTTCTTAGGCTTCTTCAAAGCAGATTTCTTAATAACTCTCTTCATCATTTTCATATCCTGTTTTTCATCAGGATGTTTTTTATTAATTTTCATTTTAGACATTTTCATTGATTTCTTTTTCATTTCCTTAGCTCCTTGGTTTATATTAAAAATAATACTGATTATCTGAGAAACAATAGGATTAATGTTAAGAATATTATTTAATATGTAGTTTATCTTTTCTATCCTTTTATAATAATCTTTCATTACCCAATCTTTATTTTGATATTTAACTTTTGGCGGCATTTCGCCATCATAATCCCCTAATAAAATATCTCCAATCTTGATAAAAATGAAATTATAAATTTCTTTTAATTCTTTAGGGTGATCACTTTCAAAACAGAAGTCTAGACTCAATTTGCTGCATTCATGATTGACTCTCATAATGTCTTTTACAATAAAATCAGCCAACTATTACCTCCCACAATTAAATTATTTAAAACAAACCATATATAACAAAAATATCAAAACTATATCTATCGATAAAAAACAAAATAGTAAAGCAACAAACTGTTCTTTATTCATCTCTCACCCCCTTCCTTGAATTTTAAATAACCTTTAATTGCTTTACAAAATTCAGCATGTTCTTGTTTATATTTGTCTTCAATATTTTTGCCTTTCTCTAAAAAATGTAAATCATAATGGGGAGTTTCTATAATTTCTTTAATTAAACTATAATCTGCCGTATTAAGATAATCTCCGAGCAAAGTTGCTTTTACAAATGTTAACGGAGGAATATTTTCATAAAAACATACAAAATACATCAATATTCCTTCCCATCACTAACAGCCTCTTAACTTTTAACTCTTAAATTTTCTATCGTGTTCATGTAATTAGCAGCATCTTTTTCCCTCAACAATTTCATATTATCGCATAAAAAATCTGCTAAATCGTAAACTGGAGAAAAATTACCTGGTTCATCCATTCTTACGACATTTTGCAATTGTAATTGTTGACCAGATCGATAATATTTTTCGATATCTTCGTCATTAATATTAAGTTGTGTGAAACTTATTACCTTGTTTTCTGCTTGTTCCAATTTAAAATAGTAATACATTAGTATTCCTTAACTTCATTCACTGCTGTTTCGATCCGTTTCTCTGTTTCTTTATCATCTGCTTTTGTTTCTTTCGGATAATGTCCTTGCAATTTATTTAATTCAGCAATAGCAGAAACAGCAGTAGATGCTGAAACTTGTTCACCATTTTTAGGAATTCCGCCTTGTGCAATTAACCACAAAGCTTCTATTTTTTTTTCTATTGTAATTTCCAATTTTTTCTCTATTTTTCTTACTGATTTTTCGATATATTCTTGTATGTGTACTTTTCCGAGCATACGAGAACCGATGTTAGAAGAAGCACTTTCTTTGTATCCAGCAAACCTTGCAGCTTCAGAAGCATTGTAATCATTTGCTAAATATCTTTTACAAAACAAACGCTCTCGCGCAGTCCATTTCGCATTATATCTGGGCATTTCACTATCTATATTTTCCTGTTATTAATTATATTTTTATCATACCGATTAGTATATTTAATTATAATAGGTATAATACTTTTTCTCTTGTTCATTTTGTTTTTTAGGAATACGCCAATGAATTTTAGATCTTTTACCGTGAATATTATAGTATGAAAATTGCGTCTCTAATAATTTTTCATTACATATTCCACACGTAATTATTCTGCATGGAGCGCTTCCAAAATACATTCTATGTTTTTTAAAATTGCTATGTTTTTCACAAGTCACGATTTATATTTTCCTAATTTAAAATCCTGAGCAATTAAATTCTGCGCTAAATTTTTAACAATAAGTTTATTACGCTGATCATCTGTTAAATTAACTCCAAACTTTTTCAGATGTTTCATTGAATCTAATAATTGTTTAGAAGTTAAGTTTTTATTAATCATAAAAATTAAGGCGGAAAACGTCCATGTCTTCCATAAAATTATTTAGCACTTTTTACTAGAACCCATAGGACAACCTTGACCTGGACGAGCCATATGGTCTACAGGATGCTTTTTGTTTTTGGGTGAGTTTGAATTAAAAGGTACGAGCGGATAGCCCTTTGGTAGATTAGCCATGTTTTTTTTCCTCTATGTTGATAATTACATTTAAATGATCTGAAATTGCTTTGCGAGCATGTTGCGCTATTATCTTACCAAATTCTTCTTTCACGATTTCTGCCGTCACTGTTTTAACCATATTGCGTATATGGTCATTAACTTGAGAGTTTACTTTTTTAGTTATAGGATATTTTAATTTTTCAGCTAATACATGATTAATACATTGATTAACTGCATTTGATATCATTTGATTGATAGGTAATTCTTTTATCATTTTATTAACATCTT